ACGTCTAGTCGATTTTCTCTAAACTCTTCTTCCCTCGACCTCGTCTCTTAGGTTAGACTAACTGCGGGGCGAGGTCGTGAACGAAGCTGCACTCGGTGACACGCTACGCGAAATTCGCGCAGCCGCAGGCGCGGTTCGCGAATCATCTGCGAAAATCGCAACCGCCGTCGAACACGCGAGTAGCGCCGCGATCTCCGCGGCATACTTCGCTGGCGTGCGCGATGGATGCGTTGCGTGTACGATCGTGTTGGCGTTGTTGTACTTTGTTCTCACGAGGTTTAGACGATAGATGCAATCGCGGGTCCTTCCCGAACCCCCCGCGAATCCGGGGGCCGGCGAGCAGTCGCGAAAATCGAGTAGTTTGTCGCGCTGAGGAGATTTCGATGCGTATTTCGATTCCCGAGCCGTGGCGATCGATTCTCGTTGCGATACTGACCGCGCTACTCACGATTATCGGCGGTGGCACCGCGGTCCACTTCGGTTGCGTGCGCGTACCGCCGCAAGACGAACGACGCGGTGACAGAGAGAAGTCACCGCGACCGGAGGACGATAAGCCAGCAGCGAATCCGTGCGACGCGATCGCGAAGATTATTATGACGGGCGGTTATTGCAGCGCGACGATCGTAGGTCCGAAGCGTGACGATGGCCGATGGTATCTTGTCAGCGCTGCGCATTGCCACCGTCGTGTCGGTGAGGAAGTCACCGTCGTTCTGCGTAACGGCATCTCATTCGGCGCCCGTGTCATCGCGATCAATCGCAAGTCCGACTGCTCGATCTTGCTGACGGACGATCGTCACGATCGATTGCCGTGGCTTCGCGTTGCGGAGTCGTTCGAGGTCGGCGATAAGGTCTTCCACTGCGGCTACGGCGTGCACATCCCAGGCAATCGCGAGGACGGCTACGTCGTAGCGAAAGAAAACGCGGACTTACAAGTTCGCTATCGCTTGTCGGTTTCGCAAGGCGATAGTGGCGGTGGCATCATCGCGACAGCGACTGGCGAGCTGCTGTCACCGGTTTGTTGTACGACTCGCTTGAACGGTATCGGCGACGTGTGGGGCGCTTCGCCGCGAGTGATTCGCTCGATGCTGACGCATCCGACGAACTACTCGGACGATCTAAAGCCGATTGCGATGCCGTTACGTGATCCGGTGGAGACTAAGGTTAATGGCGGCTAGGACGATCGAAGAGTACGCGTACGAAGTCGCTGACGAGTCGCTGCGTCGGCGACGTGTCATTTTACGCGCTCGCGAGATCGGTCCGCTGCCTGAAGTTGCGCATCCACGTCGGCGTGCGCGAGCGAGTCGATCGATTCTCGAGTGGTGTCGCACGTATCTACCGTCGGTCTTTTCGCTGCCGTTTTCGGACGCGCATCGCGCGATCGCACGGAAGTTCGAGGAGATCGTTCTTCGTGGCGGTTGTTTCGCGTACGCGATGCCGCGGGGCAGCGGCAAGACTTCGCTTTCGCTAGCGACCGCGTTGTGGGCGGTCTTGCACGGCCACGCGAAGTACGTACTCGTAGTGACCGCGAACGGTCAGCGTGCGCGGCAGACGATTCAGAATCTTATTCTCTGGCTGACAACGGCGCGCGAGCTTATCGAGGATTATCCCGAAGCGTGTTATCCGATCTTGCGTGCCGACGGCAGCTTGCAACGCATGCGCTTTCAACTCTTCGACGGTAAGCCGACGCATCTTCGACTTACGTTTGATCGGATCGTCCTCGCGTCGATCGATGGTTCGAAGTGCTCGGGCGCGCTGATCCAGTCGGTGCCGCTGCGTGGCGGTTCACTTCGCGGCTTGCAACACGCGTTGCCCGACGGTCGACTCGTGCGGCCGCAGCTCATTCTTATCGACGACCCGCAGACGCGTGACAGCGCGATGTCGCCGCGTCAGTGCGAGTATCGGCGCGCGCTCATTCAGTCCGATATCCTCGGCACGATGGCCCACGATCACAAGGCCGCGGTGCTCTGCACGTGCACTGTGATCCGTCGTGGCGACCTCAGTGACCAGCTGCTGTCGCTGCCCGAGTGGAGCGGCGAACGTATTGGTCTTCTTCGTTCGATGCCGACCGATATGGCGGCGTGGTCGGAGTACGAACGAGTTTACCGCGATGCGATTCGCGTGCGCGACTACAAGCGAATCAACGACTACTACCTCGCGCATCGCGTGCAGCTCGATGCCGGCGCGGTGCCGTTTTGGGATGCGTGCTACGATCCGCGCATCGAGGTCTCCGCAGTGCAACACGCGATGCATCTTTATTTCCAGGATCGTAACGCGTTCTACTCGGAGTACCAGAACGAGCCTGCGGCCAACGTCGTTGCGGACGATTCGATCGCGATCGCGCCGGAGTCGGTTGCGTCTGCGTTCGGCGATTTCTCGATTGCGCCTTCGGAGCGAGTTGGCATCTACGTCGACGTGCAGGAGCGAATTCTCTACTACGCGGTCGTTGCTCGCGAGAACGATCGGGTCCGCGTAGCGTTTTCGACGTGGCCCGAGCAACACGCGAATTACTACTCGGCATCGCGGCCAGCGCTTTCGCTCGAAGGTTTCTATCGCATCGCGGCGCCGCAGTCGATCGAGCGAGGGTTGCACGATCTACTCGCGCAGCTTCGTGCTCGCTATCCGAATAGCTTCGTACTCGTGGACGCCGGTTATCGCAGTGACATCGTATCAACAGTGGCCGCGATTCACGATCGCGTCTATCCGGCTTACGGTCGCTACGTCGGTGCGCGATCGAAGTCATCGGTCGTCGAGCTAACGAAGCCAGGCGATGTAACGGGTAGCGCGTGGCGTATGACCCGCGATCCGGACCGCGCTACGACGAGCGTCCTTATCGACACGAACCGTGCGAAAACGAACGTTGCGAATCTTTTTGCGTCGTCTTCGGTCGAGATCGCGCGCACGGTCGATGCGCCAGTTATTATCGAGCATCTTACGTCGGAGACCGGCGTGGCCACGCAGTCGGTCTGGCGACAGTGCGTCGAGTGGACGCTCTTACCCGCGCGTGAGAATCACTACTTCGACTGCCTTGTGGGCGCGCTCGTTGCGCGCGAGATTTTCGACTCGCTCGAGTCGACTACGACTTCGACTTCGGATTCGAGTTCGAACTGGCTGCTCGAGGGATTACTTCGTTACCGTGCGAGGGCGATGTCATGATTGACGAAGTGCAACGACAGCAGCTTATCGAATCGTTAGTCGAGCAAGCGCGTCAGCCGAAGACGGTTACTGTCGACGGCATGACGATTCAGTATCGCGACGTGGGCGAGTTACTCGAGTTCGTGCGCGAAGTATCGGAGCCGAAAGCGGTCGTCGTGAAAATGAACGCGCCGGGAGCGTTAGGATGATCGGGTGGCTGCGTCGAGTATTCGGTACGAATGGCAACGCGCCGTCAGCGCGAGCGGACGTTTCGCTTCGCGCGCGTTACGATGCCGCGGCTACGACCCCGGACAACGCGCAGCACTGGTCGCAAGCGGATGCACTATCGCCGTCGGCTGCACTGACGCCGAGTGTGCGGCGCACGTTGCGAAATCGAGCGCGTTACGAAGTCGCGAACAACAGTTATGCGAATGGCATCGTCTCGACGATCGCGAATTACACGATCGGCACCGGGCCGGTTCTGCAGATTCGCACTGCGAATGAAGAGCTGAACTTTCGACTCGAGCGCGCGTGGTCCGAGTGGTGTGCTGTGGTCGATCTTCCGGAAATTCTGCGAACGATGCGACGGTGCGTGGTCGTCGACGGCGAGGCCTTCGCGATTCTCTGCGACTATCCGCGTCAGCGAACGAAGGTGAAACTCGCAGTTCGACTCGTCGAGCCGGAGCAGGTTAGCGAGGGTCCGATTTCCGCGCTCATGCAACCGGTCGAAGGCATCGTCTTCGATGACTACGGGCTGCCAGCGGCGTATCACGTACTGCGGCGACATCCCGGTGACATCGCGGTCGCAGACATCGACTACTCGTACGAGACGATACCGGCGGACTCGGTTATTCACTACTTCCGTCGCGAGCGGCCGGGCCAGTGGCGCGGTGTACCCGAGATTACGCCGGCGCTGCCGTTGTTCTCGATCTTGCGCCGATTCACGCTCGCGACCGCGGCTGCGGCTGAGACGGCTGCGAATCTTGCGGCGGTTTTGCAGACCGATTCGGCTGCGTATATTCCTCGCGATGCGGAGCGATTCGCCCGCGAACTCGTCTGGCAGTTCGTCGATCTTCGGCCACGTAGTGCCACTGTGCTGCCACCGGGTTGGCGCCTGTCGCAGATGACAGCGCAACACCCGACAACTACTTATGGCGATTTCGTGTACCACCTCATGAGTGAGATCGCGCGCTGCCTCAACGTTCCCGTCGTGGTTGCGCTCAACGACTCTTCGCGAGCGAACTTTTCGAGTGGCCGACTCGATCTGCGCAACTGGTATCGAGCGCTCGAAGTCGAGCGTGCGCGGATCGAAGCGATCGTACTTGAGCCGATGCTACGAGCGTTCTATCGCGAGTGGCGCATCGCTGACAGCGAAGCGTCAGCGTCAGTCGGCTTGGGTCGTGACGTACCGGATCACGAGTGGTATTGGCCTGCGCTCGAGGGCGTCGATCCGGAGAAAGAAGCGAAGGCGCAGCGATTGCGTCTTCAGAGCGGTCTTACGACGTTCGCGTACGAGTACGCGAAGCAGGGTCGTGATTGGGTGAGCGAGTTGCGTCAGCGGGCGAAAGAGTACGCGCTCGCGAGCGAACTCGGTCTCGATTTCCTTTTCGAGAAAGGAGGTAACAGCGATGCCGAAGACGACGAAAAAGTTTCTTCGGATTCGAGCGAAGGCGAGGATTCGCGCGCAGGATCCTGAAGACGAGCTCGAAGACGAAGAAGACGAAAACGAAAACGAAGTCGCTGCGCAAGACGAAGAGTCGCAGCCGGCGACCGAAGAAGCGCAGCCGACTGACGACGCCGCATCAGAGCTAAGGAAAATCCAGATCGTCGCGTACACCGGCGGTACGATGACCGTCGAAGGCTGGCCGCTACCGGTCGTAGTCGATCTCGACGGTCTCGAGATTCCGACGAGTTCGTTGCCGATTCGTTACGCGCACGACGAGTACGCCGGTATCGGGCACACAACGAATATCGCGATCGAGGGTAACGAGATCGTAGCGGACGCCGTGGTGTCGCGTGACACGGAGTACTCGAGAGACTTTCTCTCTTCGATCGAGAAAGGTTTCCCGTGGAAGGCCTCGATCGGACTCGAGGTTATCGAATACCGCGAGATTCCCGATGGCGCCGAAGTCGAGGTCAACGGGCAGTCGTTTACGGGTCCGCTCTACGTAGTCGATCTCGCCGTGTTGCGCGAGATTTCGATCGTTGACGTACCGGCCGACATCGGCACGTCAGT